CTTGGAACCTAAGCCGGTGCAGGCATCCGACATGTTGCACCTGCGCCGGCAGGAAGAACTGCAAGCTACGCGGGGCGTGACACTGTTTCATGCCGTCATCTTCCGCGCCTCAGATATTGCCGAGTTTCAGCAGTCGCACCGCCGCGCCGCCCGCGCGAGCGCCAACCTGTTCGCGTCGATCAACCGGGATATCAGTTACGACGGCGCAGAATCAACCCCGGAAGGCGCTAACGCGACAACCGGACAAAACGAATTAAACCTGCTTGACCTGCAGATTCTCGATTTCCTCAAGGCCGGCGAGTCCGTCAATTTCCACACTCCTTCGCACCCGAATCAAAACGCTGTCGAGTTCGTGAATCAAGAGCTGCGGCAGTTTGCCAGCGCGTGCCGCGTGGCTTTCTCGTGGATCGCCTACGTCTTCGACCGCGCCTATGCGGCGCAGCGCACAGAATTGATTCACGCGTGGGAAATGATCCAGGAAGACCGCGCGCATTTCATCCGCGACTTCGCGCGGCCGGCGCTTTATGCCGAGCCGCTGCGGATGGCTTTGCTTGAGTGCAGATTGCCGGCGCGCGAACTTCGCAAGGCTAATCCAGACACATTGTATGACGTGCGCATCGAAGGCCCGGTGATGCCGTCGATTGATCCTGTCAAGGACCGCCAGTCGGCCGCATTGGATCAGGATAACGGATGGGAGTCGCGGCACGGCAACATTCGCCGCTTTGGCCGCGACCCTGATCAAGTTGACGCTGAGCGTGAATCAGACAGTTTCGTAAAGGCCGCAGACATGCCGGCAATTGCTGAGTCTGAACAAGACGAACAAGACGAGGATGGAGGGGCGCAGACCAATGAAGACGCCGAGTGAAATTCAGGACATCAATCGCCGCATCATGGCAGGCACTTACGTGCACGTCGAAGACGAGCCTGCGCCGGCGCCGGCTGAAGCCGAAGCAGAAAAACCAAAGCGCGGAAGGCCGCCGAAAGCCAAAGCCGAAGAGGTTGAAGTCAATGAATAAACCAGGCTTTCAGATTCTCGCCGCCGGTGATGTGACGACCGTTTATATCTACGGCGGCATCAATATGTCAGACAACGACGGGGCGATGATTTCACCCGAGGACTTTATCGCTGCCGTGCACGAAATCGACACTGCGCAGATTGATGTCCGCATTGCCAGCGTAGGAGGCGATCCGGTAGCCGCTGGCCAGATGTATCAGACGCTTGTCGATCATCCTGCAAAGGTCCGCACGATTGTTGACAGCAAGGCGTATTCGGCAGGATCGATGCTGCTGCAGGCAGGTGACACGCGCATCGCGCGCCCGATGTCAATCGTGATGGTGCACGGGCCATCGTCGCAATTCGTGCCTGGCCGTGGCAGCGCCAAGGATCACCGCGAAATGGCGGCAGCAATTGAGGCACACGCCGAGGCAATGGTCCCAGCCTACACCCGTCACGGCATTTCAGAAGAAACCGTGCGCGGTTGGTTTGCTTCAGATGACGACACTTATTTTTCCGCGAAAGCCGCGCTCGAAGTTGGCCTGATCGACGAGATTGTCGATTCCATGCCATTGGCCGCGAGTGCGCCGCAGGACTATCGAATAGCCGCTATGGGCGGCTTGGACGAGATCGCGGCACGTCGCCGCCCAACCCAGGAGAACGCCGAAATGGCTGAAGATAAAGACCTGGGCACTCCTGGCGGAGCGCCCGACGCTGACAAGATCGTGGCCCAGCATAGCCGCACCGTTAAGGTCGCGACCCAGCAGGGCATCCGCGCGGAAGCTAAGCGCCGTGGCGACATCGCCGCCGTGTTTGCCGACTTCTACGATGCCGACCCGATGAACCCCGTCACCGCCCTGCACGACCAGTGCATGGACGATGTGGCGTGTACCGAGATCGACGCGCGCCGCAAGATGATGGCCTACTTGGCATCGCGCTCTGAAGATCCGATCGTCGCGCGCGAATCCTACGTAATGGAAACGCCACAGCGCCCGACGCCGAATGCATCGCCGCGCGAAGCACGTTTCGCCGTGTCGCGTGATCAGCAGGACAAACGCGCCGAGGCGTTGTCCGCTGCGCTGCAGATCAAGGCCGGGCTGGTGACTGACCGCAAACGGATCGACGAAGAGCGCAAAGGCGAGTTTCTGGCGCTGTCGCTGTCTGACATCATGGCCACCGAGCTGCGCGCATCCGGCTATGCAGTGACCGGCAGCCGTGAGGACATCGCTCGCCGCTACATCAACGCCATGCCAATTCTGGCCGCTGGCCCGTCGCACGGCACTGACCATCTTCCGTCTGTGCTTGGCAACATTGCCAACCTGAGCGCAATGCAGGGATGGGATGGTTCCGAGGAAACGTGGAACCAGTGGACCGTGCCCGGCACGCTGAACAACTACCAGACCCATACCCGCGCCAACATCGCGCTCCTGGATAAGTTGTCGCAGATGCTGGAGAACCAGGAATGGTCGTACGGCAACATGGCAGACGTGAAACAGCGCATTACCGGCTACTTCTACGGCCTGAAATACTCGCTGTCGATCCAGGCCATCGTCAACGATGACCTGGGCGAACTGTCCCGCACGATGATGGGATGGGGTGAGGCGGCCTCTGCAACGGTTGGCGATGCTGTTTACGCGCTGTTGACCACTGCCGGTTCCGGCGGCCTTGGCCAGGTGATGGACGAAGACAGCAAGGTGTTGTTCCACGCCGATCATGCCAACTACGTGGCATCCGGCGCCGGCGCCGCCCCGTCTGAAACCACGCTGAACACCGCACGTGCAGCGATGGTTGCGCAGAACGATCCGAACGGCCGCAAGGTCGCGGTACGCCCGCGTCACATCATCCATGGCCCGTCTTTGTATAGCACCGTGTACAAGCAACTCAACAGCGAGCTGATGATTACCGGCGCAGACGGCACCGTCCCGGCAACCAACAGCGTGCGCAGCATGGGTCTTACCCCGGTCGAGGAATACCGCCTTACCGCGTCTCAGTGGCTTCTGGCCGCCGCACGTCGCACGGTCGAGGTTGCCGGCGTTGGTGGGCCTGTATCGCCGCGTGCTGAGCAGTCGATGGTCAGCAACACGCCGGGCATCACCTACGAACTGTCCATGCCGTTCGGGGTCGCGGTACTTGATTACCGCAGCATGTACTACAACCACGGCGCGTAATAGCGACCACGTAACGAACTAGGAGAAGAGAATGGCAACTGCAATTTTCAAACGTGGCGAGGTCCGCACTGCGCTCTATACCGCTGGTGCCGACATCGCTGTCAATGAGGTGGTAATTCTCGGCGTCGTTGATGCCAAGAAATGCCATGTGGGCGTGGCGCGCCAGGCAATCGCAAGTGGCGATACAGGGATCGTCGCGGTCACTGGCGTGTTCGAGTTCGCTAAAGTCACCGGCGCCGTGATCAAGGCCGGAGAGTCTGTGAACTGGGATAGCTCCGCCGGCGCTGTTGAGGACAACGCGCACACGACCGGCGCCGGCGATGTGGCGCAGTTCGGCACGGCGCTGGCCGATGCCGGTAGCGGCGTGCTCGTGCTTGATGTCGACATTGCCGAGCCTGGCACTTACGACGCCGCGTAATGACAACCGCCCCGGCTTCGGCCGGGGCTTTTCAGGCGTTGACTGCATAAAAAAGAATCGCCATGCACCATGAGCAATCAGCGTGGAAGATGAGAACGAACGAAAATATGTACGTACCGCTGAGATACCTGACTGGATGGCGTCGACCCTTGGGAAGCTGGTTCCACTGGTACTTATTGCTGTCGTGGGGGCTGGCATTTCTTTGTGGGGCGAGTCTGTTCTTGTGGCTGATCGTCTCGCACGTCTCGAACGCTTCGCAGAAATGGGCGACCGATGCACAGCCCGCCAATGTGCAGACGCAGCAGAGCGGATCAAAGAGCTGGAGCAGTGGCGCGAAAGGCACATCCAGGACTGCTATCAGCGCATCTATCGCCGGCAGTCTGAGGTGACGCAGTGAAGCGGTATGACATCGAACTGGCAGACGGAAAGACGCCTGATCTCGGCGATGCCGATATCACGATGACGCACGATAACAGCGCGATCTGTAGCGAGGGGCACACCCCGCTGATCCGCTCGTCGCGCCGGGTGTACTGCAGCCGTTGTGGCGTCTGGTGGTGGTGGTCGAGGGGTGAGGTAAACAATCATGGCTGATCCGCGCGGCATTCGTAATCACAACCCGCTGAATCTGCGCCGCGGAGATACCGCATGGGTGGGACTGGCCGGCACGCAGCGTGACTCGGCGTTCTATTCGTTTGAATCGCCCGAGTACGGTATCCGTGCCGCCGCCAAGGTGTTGCAGACGTACCAAGAAAGGCACGGCATCAACACGGTGCGGCAGGTTGTAACGCGCTGGGCACCGCCGACAGAAAACGATACGAGCGCATACGTGACCGCCGTCTCTATCTGGGCAGGACTGGACGCCGATGAAGCTGTTGATCTGTCGAGTTATGAAGTGGTGTTGCCCCTGCTTCGCGCCATGTGCCGTTTTGAGAACGGAACCCCGCCAGACGGTGAGCGCTGGTATGACGCGGCGACGTGGGAAAAGGGGCTGAGGCTGGCCGGCCTTGCGCCGAACAAGCCGCTGATCGATTCGCGCACGATGAAAGGTACGGCCACTGCCGGTGCAGGCATCGCCGCGTCCATCGGCGTGCTGACCGACACATTCGGACTGCCGCCAGATGTGGCCGGCCTGCTGCCAACTGTACTCACTAGCCTGACCGAACAGCAGACGGCTGCTGTTGTTCTACTGATTTCGCTCGGCGGCGCACTGTATGCCGCATGGGCGCGGCACGATGACAAACTCAATGGGAGACTGTGATGGAAAATCAACATAGGAAAATTAAGGGCTATCGCGAGCTTTCTGCAGACGAAATAGCTGCCATGAACGCTGTGAAGGAGCTTTCCGCAGCGGTGGGCGAACACTTGCAGGCCATGGAGGGCTTCGCGTCGTTTGATCAGCGCTGGGTTGCGATTGCGAAAACTGATCTGCAAAAAGGTTTCATGGCGGCAACCCGCGCAATCGCCAAACCAGAGTTCTTCTGATGTGGAAAGAACTCGAACAGTGGGACGCGATGGACCGGCAGCTGCGCATTGACGGCGCACGATCTGCTATCGGTGGGATTCTGTTTGTCCTGGGCTGCATCCTGCTCGCGACGATCATCATGGGCTGTCAGCCGGGAGAGAAACCCAGCACGGCCGATCTTCTGATCGAGGCCGAGAACGTGATCACGGCCGGGATCGAGACGGTCGGACAGGCTGTGCAGATCGGCACGCTTGATCCTGCCTCGCGCGAGTACCGCGATATCTACAACGCACTGCGGGACGCTGGCACGCTGCTGGACGCCGCATGGACCGCGTATCGAGGCGGCGACATGGGCGCAGCGGAAGAAAGCCGCAGGGCCGCGCTCGCGCTGTATCAGGCGGTACGGCCGGCACTGGTGAGGATCGCGCAATGAATCCCATGATCGTGCTGAAACTGATTGACCTGGCTTTCCTCGGCCTGTCGGCTTGGGAACGGTATGACGCGGCAAAGTCGGCCAACGCCACCAATGCCGGCAGGCTGCAGGACTTGCGCACGAAACTGCTGCTCGGCGAACTTGACGAAGATCAAGCGATGGCCGAGGTCGATGCGCTGATTGCCGACATCCGCGAGCGCCGCCGCGCTGCGTTCAAACGGCTGCCGCTGCCGACCTACGGCGTTCAGGAGCTCGACGGTGACTGATCACCGCGCCCCACAATCGCGAATGCTCCCGGTGGCCGTCGCCGGCCTGATCGGCGTCCTGTTGGGCGCGCTCGTGGTTGTCCTCGGCGTCCTGGCCGGCAAATCAAACTGTTGCAATGGTCCGTCCTGTTGTCAGGCGGTCGGCTGTGAAACGACGGCTCGGCCATACGCCCCAAGCGGCAGGACAGACCACCAACTCGTACCGCTGCCGCCGCTGTGGCTGTTGCCGCAAGACGAGCCGCGCAGGCCTGTGCCGTTACCGGGCAGCCTGATGCTGGTAGCCGTTGGCGCTGCTGCATGGGCGGCGCGGGGGTGAGCGACGAGATGCGCGTCCAGGTTAGCGCCGAGTCGCTGGCAGAGGACGCCGTAGAGCCTGACCTGATCGCCGGCAACATCGCGTCGGATGGCGCGGATGAGGGGCAGGAGACGTACTACTGGACACGCAGGCAGATGCGCCGGTCGCTGGCCTTTCTGCGCGACCTGTACGGGACGATGACGCGATGATCGATCAATCGCACATCCTGCCAATCGTCGCCGCCCTCGCCGTTTGCGTTGCCTGGGCCGCGATCATGCTCGGCGCACACGCACCGGGCCGGCTGTGGGTACTGACGATTCCGGCTGTTGGTGCGGCGGCGGTGATTGTGTTCGTTTGGGTTTTTGAGAAAACGAGATAACGTATGTTTGGACTCCGACTCGGCAAACTCGGCGCGGCGCTCAAAGCAGGCACGGGCTCGGCTGGCGTATCGCCCCTATTCTCCCGCGACTTCGCTCTTGGCACGCTCGGCGCATCACCGACCTTTGCGCGTGCGTCTAGTGCAACGGTGATCGATCACGAGGATGTGATCAGGACTGTGCCGTCTGGGGCTGCGCGGTTTGATGGGCTGCGGTATGTGCGTAACCTGTTTAACAACACGACGACCACGCTTGCAACTAGCGCATCGACGACAGCCGTCAGCGTAGGTGTGGGCACTTATATATTCTCGATGGGGGCCGGTTCAGGCACGGCCACATTTAGTGGCACAGCGACCGGATCAACCGGCACCCTGAATGCCGATGCGTCTAACCGGACAGCAAAGACCATAACGATCACCGTAGCCGGGACGATCATCGTTACGGCCAGCGTTGCCGATCTAGCGACGATTCAGCTTGAGAACTCCACCGGCCGCACCGACACCACCACCCCGAGCGAATACGTCAGCGTTGGGGTTGAGTCCGCCCCCTATCACGGCGCTGGCGTCGATGGCGTTAGATACTTCGCCACCGAGAACGGCAACAGCGTACTGAGCAACGTCGTCACCGAAGGCACTGGCGCTGTAATCACTGGTGGTTCATTGCTGATGGAACCGGCGGCGACGAATTTGATGCCGAACTCGAAAGGCTACACAGTCTGGCGTGCTTCGGGAACCGTAACAGCAACACAAAATTACGGCATAGCACCGGACGGCACCACCACCAGCACGCGCATACAGGGTAGCGGAGGAGCTTGGATATGGATTGACGATGCATCTGTAATGTCGAGCGGCCTCGCCTACGTTGTTTCGGCCTATGTTAGACGGGTTGGAGGTTCAGACCAGACATTCAGGCTGTTTGCCAACGGGAACAAAATATCTGGCAATCTCACTGCAACGTCTGAGTGGCAGCGTTTTTCGTATATATTCACGAGCGATTCGACAAGCATAACGGCTGGACTCATTAGGGACACATCTAATAACGATGCAGACATTGAGTTTGCAGAATTCAACGTTGTGCAATCGTCCGTTTTGAGCTCTCCAATCCCAACCACCGGCACCGCAGTTACTAGAGCAGCGGACACGCTCAGCTACGCGCTGACTACGCCGCAGGCGGAGGGGATGGTTGTGTTTAGTCACGTCCCGCAAGTGGATGCATATGTTGGTAATAATAGCTTATTGAGTTTTAGCACTGCTGACAGTTTTAATGTGATGTACAACTCTGCTTCGCAGCAGCGGATTTATGACGGCACCAATATTGGGTTTGTCAATGGTTTGATTATTAAAGACGACAATTCTGTGGTGGCATCACGCTGGTCAACGCCTAGTAATGAAATTCAAATAGGTACTAAAGAGTCTGGGTCGTGGACGCAGGGAACAGCTAAACCATATGATGGTGCATTTGCATCAAATAATAATTTGGTTTTGTGCAGGGGTATTGGATACCCATTTGAAATATCAGGTGTTTATGTCTACAACACCGATCAAGGCACCGAGTGGATAGAGGCTAACTACTGATGGCTGGTTATCTGATTGACGACTGGGACGGCGTAGTAGATGCAACGCTTCTCGGCGCTGACAACAGCGGTCTGGTTGAAAGTATCACGGTCTACACAACAGGGGAGCGCCCGGCATGAGTGGCTATCTGATTGCGCTGCCGAGCCCTATCGAGCCGGTTGTTACGAGACCGGAAATGATGCCTGTCACGATCTACACCAGCGATCAGGAGTGGCATGTCTATCTATCGTCCAGCGACACGACCGAAGACTATGCAGGCTCCAAACTGATTGGCGGCTGGGATGATGACGGGATTGCCATCACGTCACTTGATTTTGACTTTGCCGAGTACCTGCAGCCGGCCGGGCTGATCGACGGTGAGGCACCGACCACGCTGGCGATCAACAACTGGCTGGGGGCAAAGCCTGAGCGGGCAGTTCAGGAAACGCCGGTAGAAGGAACCCTGCCGCAGTTCCCGGCAGACGCACAGCCGTACCAAGTGACGGCAACGCGGACAAACATCACCGATGATGGGTTCGCGCAGATCCCGCACGGCTTTACGTTCCGCATCGCATTCGCTGCACCGGATACGCAGCCGACAGCCCGATCCTTCGGCGTGTACTCGGATGCGGAATGCACTCAGTACCTTTGGACGCCGGGGGCTTTCGTCAACGCAGGCACTGACGATGATGGAAACACTATCTGGCAGATCAATTGCCCGGTTGGTCAGCGCACTGCAGAGCCGCAGGAGTGGCACTTTGCGATGCTGTTGGGTGCGGCTCAGGTCGGAAAGTTCACCCTGCCGGTTGGTCAGGAATCGACCACGCGCTATTTCTTCGAGGCCAATCGTGGCGAGTGGGGCGGCGGTGTCTCTAAATGGGCCGCTGGTACGTCCTACGCCGTGAACGATCAGGTGACGTACCTTGGCATCACGTATCGGTGCCTGCAGGCGCATACGGCAATTGTTGGCTGGTATCCGAATGTGGTGCCGGCTTTGTGGGCAGTGGTTTAACGAGGATTTGAAATGGCTACTTTGAACATCACGGAATTTGCAGAAAACAACCCGCCGACTTTGCAGGCCGCGCGGTTCCCGAAATTTGCATCGCAGGATGTCACTGTCGGAGGCACATCTGCGCAGTCGGACGCATTCGATAGTCATACTGTCGTCATCCGCGTTGTAACAGATACCGCTTGCTATATCGACGTGAGCGCTGATCCGACGGCCGCGGCAGAGGACACTTATTTGCCAGCCAATGCGCCGGAGTATTTCCGCGTGACCGGCGGCCACAAGCTGGCGGTTATCGAGGCGTAATCAGGCCGATGCAGCTCGCGCTACATACCAGCATGATGGATGCAATCTACGGCACGCAACTGGCGAGCGCGGCTACCTATACGGACGCGCTAGACGTAGACACGAGCCTGTCCGTGATCTTCCGGCAGGTGGACGACTTGGCATTGGCCGGCGCGGACATTGGCATTCGAGGATCAACAATCACGGCGCGCGTGCGTGTGTCGGAATTAGCGCAGCCGAAGAAGGGCGACACGCTAGCCATCGGCGACAACTGCTACCGCGTCGACGGCTATGACAGGCTGAATGATCTGGAATGGATACTTGAACTGTTGGTGGTGAATTGTGGCTGATCCTATTGCACTGCAGATTGTCGACGCGATCCGCGACAGGCTGGAGCTGATCACGATCGCCAATGGCTACAACACCGAGCCGACTGTTTTGGCGGTCGGCCAGCAGCCTGCACTGTCTGAACACTTTGAAACTGACTACGTTGTCGGCCTGTTCGAACAGCCAGACACGCCAGACGCCGGAGACCTGCAAAGCAAGACGCTGGTAACAATGCAGATCGTTGTCGAGGGCGCGGCCAAGTTCGGCGAATCGAACGAGAACACAATTTTGTACCGGCTATGGCAGGACATCTGCAAGGCGGTATTTAAAACTGACACTACCCTTGGCGGACTTGCGGCTGGCATCACGCGCGGGCCGAAGGGCTTTGTATACTCGCAATCTGGCGAGGGCGTAACGGGCGTGCGGCAGGTTGTCAGCGTCCAGTATTTTGAAACATTTGGCAACCCCTAGGAGGTCATCGCCATGACTGTACAAATCGGCACAAACGTGCGAATCGAAATCAAGTCGACCTTGGCGACGGCCATCACCGTCACCGCTATCACTAAGGCAAGCCCAGGTGTTGCAACCGCCACGTCGCACGGCCTTACCGACGGCGCGATCGGATTCTTCACCATCTCTGACGGTATGGTGGAACTCAACACGCAGGTTGTGCGCATCGACAACGGCGACACGAACACGTTCGAACTCGAAGGGCTGGATACTACCAACTTCACGACCTACGTTTCCGGCACCTTCACGCCGATCACCGCATGGTCGACCATCAACACCGCGTCGACGTACACGATCAACAACGCGGCGCCTGACGAAATCGACATGACGGTTTTGCTGGATCGGTCGCGCCGGATCAAGTACGCAATGCGCGGCGTCAAGTCCGGCACCGTCGGCATCGACCATGATTCGTCGGTCACTGCACTGGCCACCCTTGAAGCGGCAGACGTTGATGACATCATCCCGTTCCGCGTCACCTATCCGGACGGATCGCTGCGCCTGTTCGGTGCGTACTGCGCATATGGCGGCGGATTCTCCGGCGGCGTTG